TAAATAAAGTATAACTTTCATATTATCAACTGTCATTTTTTGTTGTGTTATATCGAACACATCTTTAATAATTCTAGCAATTTCTTCTGTTCTGTATGCCCTATTAACAATATTTCTAGCTCCGATAGTATTTATGTTTTCCGGTCCATTGTAAAGCATTAGTAATTTAAGAATAAGCATTTGCATCGCTAATGTAGCATCTACATGATCAATTAATGAAACAAAGAAATTCTCTATTTCAATAGGAGATAAATTAGTTTCAGACGCTATATAGTCTATAATCTTTTCAGACGATGCTGTATGTATGATATTTCTATTTATCTTTTCAGCTAACTCTTCATAGTTAGTTTGTTTATTATTTTTTTGAATGTCATAATAATTGTAAGCTATAATCTTCATAGATTGATTTAACTTGTTTCTTATATCAACCAAGTATCTATAAAATATTTGCTTATCTAATGTGTTGACCATAGCTTGCGCATACTTGTATAGTGTAGCATCCGCTACTTTAATGCACAGCTTAGTAAATCCCTGTTTAACAACAGATGCGCCATGCATTTGTGTTATAGAATAACGCAATACTTCCTCATCGCACATAGGGAAATACTTTGCTTTTAAATAACTACACGTTACAGCAGAATAAAATCTCGCGGTAGCCACGGCTGTTTGTATCTTATTTGTAGCTAAAAATGTAATCAAGTATATAGATAACAGATTATAAAAAGGATTGCCTGTTACCCACCCAGTAACAGGCATATTGGACACCATCTCTTTAATTAGTTCTTTAGAAATGTCTGCTGTTTTCATATAGTTATCTACTAATGTTTTTGATAAAACAAAACGACCACAGGGTGTTTCAACTAATTGTAAAGATTCTCTAGCATCTTTTACAATTAGTTCTTCCATAGCATTAACATGAGGTATTGTATGTTGCAGGATTGTGGATATCAAATTCTTCAAAATACAACACCTCCTTATGACATTAAGACAACATCTATATTTATCTTATCTTTATCAAACCATATGAATTCTGGACAATATTTATATAACTCGACACGTTCTACTCTAGGTATAGTTTCTAAATTGAAATCATATATAATATCTTCTGCAGGTTCTAATACTTCACAAAATTCTATATCTTCTACAGCGTCGTGTAAGAATCTAGAAATCTCACTCTTATAAACATTAGTGTGATAATTTGCTTTCAATTGAAGAAAAGTATAAAGTACATTTTTACATTCTTCTACAATTGTGGGTATACTAGATTGCGCACGTTTAGGTACATAAATTTTTACTCTAATATCTGGTGTAATGTTTGTACTATAATCATCTTCATATGTTTTAACACTAATTGGGTTATATTTATTTAGTCTCATATTAACAGACTTACCGTATGTTTTAGCAAATTTAATATTAACTCTGTCTGTTAACATCTTGTACATATAAAAATTATCACGCAATCTTGCTAATGCATTAAACACATATTGATCTAAATATACTATATTTTGATCATAATACGTTTTTTCGATAACAGGTATATTCCAAGCAAAGTGCGCAGTATTGACACCCTTGCTAATATTGCTATAACAAATCTGTGTCATATCATGATGAAATATTGCGCTTTGTTTATATACAGAATACACTTCACCATCATAACTTAATTCTATTTTAAAGGATATTGCACCTAAAGGTAAAAGATCTGGTGATATTGATGGAGAAATAAACATAACAGAAGAACTAGGTGTGTTGTTAGCATTTGACTCTTGATTATTATCTTCTTGTGTTTCACCATTAAATATCATCGTTTCTGCCATATTGATTAATTCATGTTCTATAATTAATTTACATTCGATGTATTGAGATTTATTTTTGGGCATTTTACTTACAGATGTAATAAAAACGTAATCCCCATTAACATCTGTTGTTACTACAATATTGTTTAATCCTAAATGTATAAGAGGTATTAATGGTTCACTTACAATACTAGGTTGACTGTTAACAACTGTATCCACCGGCCGACGGCCTTCTGTTAATATAGTAATATTACCATTATATACATTATATGTAGTCCAGCTTACACCATTATATAGGATTTCCATACTCCATGGTATTTGGTCTGTTTCTATTTCACTTAAATTAATATATGGTGTAATGAAAGTAAATGTGTTTTGAGATACACCATTCAATATCGCTTCATATGTATTACCAGATATATTTACAAGTACTTTTATTCTATCTGCTTCAACATCATTACCAAATGGATCTATTGAATTTACTTTTTCTATAGGTATTGTAAAATAACCTTTATCACTATTAGAAAGAATTTTAAAATTTAAAGAAACAAAGTTTAAGAATGAATTTGGGTATACTCCAGTACCAACAGCGTAAATATTATCACTTGCAGGTACACCAAATTTATATAGTTCCCATTCTCCTTTATATGTATTGTAATGTTCGTCATTATAATATAATTCTAAAGTCCATAGAAATCTACCGGTAGGAATAGATAAAGAATCTATAACATCACTTGATATATTAACTGTTACTTTATCTTCGTATACTTTTGTATGTGGTATTAGGATATCATCCAAACCTACTATTTTCAAAACTCCGGAAATCTTACTACCATCCATTTCAGGTAATTTATATACATCACATATAAAACTAATCTGATTATTAGTTTCTTGTATTTTAGCTTGTATTTGTCTTAAACCCATCAACACATCTTCTATAGAACCCTTACTAAATAATGAAGGTGCTACAGATAGTAGATTTAAACTATATGTATATTTGGCTCTAGGTATATCATATTCATTATCTAATTCTACTCTGAATGGAGATTTGTATATTACGTCATTATATTCTAATTCTTCACCTTGTGCTATTATAGGTCTATCTAAATTCAATTCTGCAGGAATACTAGCGGCGGGAATAGGTTTGTTTGTATTATCATACATTACAGTAAATAATGTAATATCATTACCCACAATATCTCGTCTATTCAATACTGGAATAGCATTAACATTAGTTAAACCTGTAACCCCTTGAAATCCTCTATAATCGTTTTCAGATACTAATCTTTTTGCCGCACTGATATTTTCTCTAGTGTGGCGTTTAATATCTTCTAACGATTCGCTATCTTGACCATTTGTGATTGCTAATGAATTGTAACTTTCAACAATGATTTGTTTTCCACTAATATTATCTACAATACGTTCTGCTAATACAGCAGAATTTGCGACTATGTTTCCATTAGTACCTAATGTAGTATAAACAGTAACTAATGAACTTGCACCTGTTTTAGGTAAATATCCATACACACCATTACCAAATTTTATTGATAATGTATTTGTTACTGTATCTATTTTTAACTCATAACACCTATCATCAGATTTAGCTTGATAAATAGATACTAGTTCTTTATACAATTCACCATCAACATTAATATTTATATTATGTATTTGGCCAGTATACCCAGAAACTATCTCTTCATAAAAAACATATAATGTTGGGTTTTCGAAATTAAATTCGTGATAATAAATGTCTATCTGCCATATCTCTACACTAAATACTAAACTCAATACACCTTCTCTTAATTCTATATCATAAGGTATATTTTCAACTAAACCTGTTTCTAAATTCTGAACAGTAATATGAATACCAGAAGAGTCTTTTTCAACATAATAACTATGTTTAACTTTATAAGGTATATTATCTGCAAATACAGCAGAACCTGCTGATATTTTAACTAATAAATCTTCATTGTTTGGAATAGGAATTATTAATGTTAAGAAACCACTAGCAGGTACTGTTTTAGCAATAGTATAATCTAATTGGGATGCTATTTCAGATACAGAAGATGGTAATATTGCTCTATTTAAAAACGCTTCATTATACGCCATAGCGTTTTGATACAGCGTATCGGAAGTCAGAAATGTCAAAGATTGGATTAAATAACCGAGAAAACCGGATTCGTAGACGTCTAGATTACCCACTTGAAAATAATCTTCAGCTAATGTTACTAATTCTCTTTTTACATCAAAGGGGTCAAAAGATGGTATATACTTAGTTCTTATATTTGTCAAATCAAACACCCCACAAATAAAAAATAGAAGCGCCGTTTAATATTAAACGGCGCTTCGAATGTGTATAATTATTGACCTTGTGTTGCTTCGTTGTACATAGTAGTGATATGAGAAATAGAATTGCTTCTAAATGTATCTACAAAGTTTTGTGCTGACGAGATAGCATTAGCACCCGTATACATTTGGTCGAAACTAAATTGAATATCATGTTCAACTTTTTCGTGTGATGTTTTTTCACTGCTAAACGCATCTGTAGGAATTTTTGTAGGGAATACGCCAGTAAATGCGGCCGCAAATTGTACAGTTTTACCATCGAATAATGTAGTTGCATATAATGCGCGACCTTTAAAGTCTACTTGTGATGTTCCGCCATTGTCTGGGTCAGCAATACCATAAATCATATTTCTGAAAATATTAACCCAAGAACCCATGATTTCAAGAATAGGCAAACCTGCAAATTCTATAAACTTACAAGTAAACCTTCTATCATCATATTCAACGGTGCCTGGATAAATCCAGTGAGCGTTGTTTGTACCGTTATACTCTATAGTGTTAACAGTGATGCCTGGAATAGTTACACTAAGACATACGGTGTTTAAAAATTTACCATAACTGCTTTCTAGTTTTTGAGGTAAATAAAAACTAATATAGTGATAACCAGTAGTATATGGATCTATAAATGTACTATTACCACCGAATATTGTACGCAGTGAATCCGGGTGATCGTATTTATTAAATTTGCTATTTAAAAATGGATTAGGCATAAAACCTCAACCTCCTAATATAATTTAAAATCGTTAAAAACTTCTTAACGATTTTAATGAGCAACTAATGTGATGCTAATGACTTCAATAGCACCAGTAACTCTTAAATCTATAACGACTTGGCATCTATTAATTTTCTTATCATAATCATTAGCAAAGACTTTGACGGAATACCACTCTAACGCTCTGCGTGACTGCATATCCCCAAGGAATTTATTAACATTTTCTTTAATAAGACTCCATGAATACTCGTCATTAAATTCATAAATAAAATATTTTAAATTCCATTCGAGTACTCTCTTAATATACAGCAAGCAAAGTACAACATGTATATTTTGTAGTGAACTGGGTCTGCTTTGGCAAGTCCAGTTACCCCAAATAGTATCTCCGCCTTGTGCCCATCTCATAATAGGATTAAGTTGAGATAGTTTAAATTGATCTTTATATCCACCAACTAGCTTATAACGAACATCTTTAATACCGTTACAAGTACCTCTATTTAGACCAGCGAACGGCCACCAAATATCGTAATCTCTTTCAGTCTTAGCAAACGCACGAGCGACGTGATACACAGGAGTCATCCAAATATATTGACCTGTAAATGTATCATATACTTTCGTATACATTTCATATAGTGCCGCTTGATATGTTTGATAATTATGTGTATTAGTTCTTGTTGTAAGAGCAGTTTGTGGTCTGCTATTATCACCGTTGTCTAAGAATGCGAAGCAGTCTGTTCTAGATTCGCAAAGGTCTACGATTCTATCTTTAACTGGTGTAGGATAACCGGCATCGAAAACAACGCTGAACATTAAGCAGTCCGGATCAACAACTTCTTCATTTGTTTCGCTTGTCATTGGATTAACAGTTAAACCAACATAAGCATTCGCTAAATCGTTTTGCATAACGGTCCAATTAAGTTTTCCGTATGCGTCATACATAGAACCATCTGTACCACCAGCAAGAGGAATCCATGTACTAAACGGTAGTTCGAAATGCCATGTGTCACCAGCTAATGGGTCTACTCTATCACTAACAGATGCGCGAACATATTCGCTGTATCTTTCAAGTACGTTTTCTACAAACATACTTTCCCCGCTTACGTCTTTTGCTTCTCTATTAAAAGAAATAGTAAAAGATTCAATAAGAGCAGGCACATTTACATTATCAATAGCCTGATAAACGTCGATAATATATGCATTTTCATATGTTAATGCAGGTGTCACTTTTAAAGAAATATTATTATACCATGAACCTCTACCAACAGGATAGAATATTACGTCTGCGTCATTATTTAAAAGCATTGTATCTATAATAGATTTAGCAACAGATGGTGAAGAAGGTACAACGTGTGTTAATACATCTTCATCTGTACCATCACTATCTAAATCTGCTGTGTCGTGTTTTAAACAAAGAACAGAATATGTTGCGTCTGAAGGGGTTACACGCATGGTATAAAGATTTCCTAAAATACCCAAATACTGCATAGCAACATACCAACCCTGCCCATACTTTGCCGGATCTCCCTTACCGTATGTTGCAATTAAATCTTGCGGTCCTGTGGTCATACGAACCATATTGTCTGGGCCTTTTTCTGCAAACATACAAATAAAGCCTATAGCACCAGGTAATGGTTGAACATAGAAGGACTCGTCCCTAATAGTTGTGTAAACGCCTGGGAAAATATTGTACGCCATTTGTATCTACCTCCGAATATAATTTGAGTTGCTCTCGAAGATAATACAAATAATTGTAATAATGTTTTTATCCTAGTAATGAGATGCCCCTAGCACTAATTTTTTGCCAATCTTCATGTCCGGCAACTTTACCGTCTATGTAGACACCAAATAAACTTTGTGCTAGTGGTTCTGATGTCACAAACAATTCTCTAAAGATAGGTGTTGGAAACCTATATTGCACTACATCAGATGTATTAATTACATCATATGCATTTTGTAAAGCATCGAATTTTAAAATTTCTATTTCATTCTCATCTAATATATCTTGTGATAAATTAGCTATTCTTTTATTTTGATTATAAAATAATATTTTTAATGTTTTATTAAAATCTATAAACCATTTATGGTATATATCCAATGATGGTTGATCTAATCCCATTTGCGCTAGCTTTGGTTCTATTTCTAACTTATTGTAATTAGAAAATGTACCCAATATCTTATTAATTCTATCTTCTGTAAATGATAAATTTCTATACATAGGCATTTCAAATTGTTCGAATATTAACCACATGTATGGATAGTATAACAGCATGGCGGCTTGACGTGGCATTGTTGTTAACTGACCACTGTAGTAATATATGTTTCTATATAAAAATTCTATATACCATCTTTTAGTAGTAGCGTTTTTAATAAGTTCTCCTCTATTAAATCTATTATAGATGTGTATACCATAATATAATATAGCACCAATGAACAATCCTAAATTGCTTTTAGATAAACCTTTAACATAAGATTTATCTGACATTAATCCTGTTTTATTTTTTAAATAATTAATAAGCCTAGTTATCGTATTACTTTGTAATAATGATTCTATTGTGACAGCATTAAGTAATATTTTATTATTATCCATATCATAAAAAACTCCAAATGGTGCTGTTTTTAATGAAAATGAATCTACTACAATATTACCTTCCTCCAATTGTCCTTCTATAACGTCAACTAATACAGGTAAAATTATATCATGCTCAGACATACTTCTGAGAAGTGTAACAAATCGTTTTAAATTTATACTCATATTTAACACTCCTCAACCGATTAGTTCATAAATAACCATCAGTGTATTTTCTAATGTTTGAAAGTATTTATCTCTATCTAAAGAGTTTTGTAATTCAGACAAATCTTCTATATCCTCATTTGTATTGGACGGAATAGAAACGTCTGAAGATTTTAACAACAATTCTATCTTATCACCATCATCTGTTTTAAAACACCAATCTAAAATATGAATTTTGGGGGAATATAAAAAATCTTCTATACATTGATCGCGTTCTGTATTGACTTTACAAGCAACTATATTTTCAAGTGTTTTATAAAAGATGTTAGGTGAATTCTTACCCAATCCTTTAATAGTAGGTATACTTTTGTTTTCATTCAAACCAATCATAATTGGGTTATTCCAAATAATCCATTTATATCTTTTAATTGTTAATTGACCATATACATCGAATATAGGTAACTCTTTTAATGGAGTAACAACATATGCACCATCTACTTCAGTTTTAAGTATATCGCCCAGCTGACAACATAGATATAACACGTCTTCGTATACTGTACGTCTTAGTTCTGCTAGTTTATGTTTACCTATAAAGTTAACAATAATGTTTGTTAATGTATAATTATATAAAAATTTTTTAGCAGATGTAGGTAAATATAATCTAGATGCTTTTTCAAAAAACGTTTGTATTATTGCTAATTGCTCTTTACTTAATACCTTTTTAATATAGTTTGTAAACGCTCTCTGGAAGTCTATCTTCAGTACATTAAAATATACACCATCGTCATTATTAATAAGAGGTGTTTTAAACATACTGTTTTCTTCATCCATAATCACAGGTTTATTGGTTTGAATATAATTCCACAAATCGTTATAGTATATATTGTAGTCGTCTAACATTTTAACCGCAACAAATTTATCTAAATTCCAATTATAATAGTAAGATAAATCACTATACATACTTGCGTTACACACAAGTTTTGTGGTATTGCATAGCTCGCGCAATAATTTATAAATATTAATAATACGAGCCTCCTTTAATCATATTAGATCTTCAACAGAAGAAAAGACATCCGTGTCATAATTACTATTGCTCCTAGATTTGTTCTGTTTAAATTTCTGGTATAGTTCCAAATCTTCATGAAGCTGTTTATTTGCGCCATACATCATTTCATATGTATGTAAATCCATATTTATAGCTTCATTTGTATCTGATTCTACCATAGTAACAGAACCATTTAAATCTATTTCATCGTAATTTTGTATCCTCGAACCCATACCAAAATAAGCCGTTAATTCATAATATGTTTTAGCGTACTTGACCCAACCTAAAGCAAAACATAAATCGTCTGGTTGGCCTTCTATTCTACCTGAAGATTTTCTTTCTAAGCCTGCGGCTTCCATTCTTAAATTATATGATAAAATATTTTCATGTTCCGTATTAAATACATTGAATATTTGTTCCACTACTAAATTTCTAATAGATCCGGTAGAATGTATACCTAATTTAGCATTTCTTTCTGTAGCATTTTTATCATCTTTTAAAATGATATGCAAATACTTATCTTGTAATTCTTCTATGGTTTGATTCCCCACACCATTTCTTTCAATAACTAATACTTTATTAGGTAACAAATCTACAACAAGTGGAATATAATAATTACAAAATTGTTTAACTGTACATTTAACCTTGCATTCCGCTATTTGCACACCAGTTTCATAACATTCGACATATACTGTGGAAAAGTCTGTACCGTGCTCTGTAGCCGTGTCTATGCCGACAATATAGCGATATTTTGGTGAAGGTATATCCCACCAATATATATAACCATCTGCATAATTAAATTTACGCATAGGTTCTTTTGCTTTTTGAGCATCTTGAATAAGTTCCATTATTTTTTGCTCAAATATACTATCGTCACTACCAATAAACATTAAATTATATTCTTGTTGTACTTTTTGATTTGGTGATTCCGCTGTACAATGGTTTTCTTTACAACGTTCTGAAAACCATTTAGCATCATATCCAGGGCATTCCCACCAATAAATAGATACATAATGATATATACTATTTGGATTAGTAGATGCATCCATAACCATATTATAATAACCTTCACCAGTACCTTTGCGTCCGTTGGGTGTGGATGTGAAAATTATACCATAAGGTATATCATATTTTTTAGCATTTAAGAATGTTCTAGATGTTGTCGGTAGTATAGACGCCATATGCGCTTCTAAAGGCATAAACGCGGCTTCGTCAACCCACACAAACATGGGTCTCCTACCTCTACCTTTAGCAGACTTTTTATCTTTAGGTTTATTACTTGCTTGCAAAACAAATTGTGATCCATTAGTAAACTTAAAACCTTCTTGTTTATTATCAATATCAAATTGAGGTTTTAGCCAATACGGCAAATTATCTATAATACTTCTAATTTCATTAATCGTTTGTTTACCTTGCGGTAAATCTCTATTCAAATGTAATATAACATAATTAGGATTAAACAACATAAGCCAAACACATACAGCTTCTATTATTTGTGTTTTACCACATTGTCTTGAAGCCATTAACACTAATCCATTTTTTTCTTTATTTGTCCAAATATCGTTCAATGCGTCTGTTATTTTTCTTTGTGGTTTCCACAACTTTAGAGGTGTCATTAAATCTGTTCCGGGAACAGGTACTAAAGCATAATGACCTAAAAAATATTCCACACTTTGAGCACACTTAGTATATTCCTCTACAATTTGTTGTGGTGTTAATTCAGAAACCTTACTAGTTGTATTTAGTGTTTGCTTTTTAGGTCTAGCCATAATAATAACCTCTTTTATATGAAGATGGTGTTTAACATTTTTATATATTCTGGTTTCTGATTATTAACAAATGCTGATATACATACTATTTCACTAGGGAATAGTATTTCTTGATATAGCTTAAACACATTTGGTAAATGTATACCTATATCTTTATAAGATTGATGAAATACTTCTGCTAAATATAATTCGGATTCTGCTTTAAATTCTTCTTCTGTATAAACATTTAAGAATAAAGTATACACTAAGTATGTAAGTTTAGTATGTAGCTTATCCAATGTTTTATACATAGTTGACAATTTTTTATAATTACGAACACTTTCCATTTCCAATAAAGATTCCGCATATATTTTTGTATATTCTAATAGTACTTTATCCGGCACATTTAGATTATACTCGTTATTAAGATTTTTAAAAAACGCTTTATAAAAAGGAAATATATAAGAAGACCAAAATATACTTTTAAAAGATTTAGGTTGCGTTTTAGCATATAGATGACACATTTCATGCAATAGTACATATAACAATTTATCAGAATGAATTTTATAATCTCTTAACTTACTAGACTTAATAAATACAAACAATTTATCTTTTCTTGGTATGTACACACCACCTATACTTAATGCATCCAAAGAAGAATTATTTGTCAAATAATAATATAACTTATTTACATATGGTTCCAATGCACCAATACCAGAAAAAGGTAATAATAAAGAACTTGCCATATACTGCAATTTTCCTATAAACTCATTGGCTGTGCATTCCGCCAAGAATACTTTGTTTACTTGTACACCTCGTCCTAAAGCATTAAATAATGCTTTTAAATATTTCTGATTCTCTATATTGTTATGTTCTTTTAACTTATCTATATATTCGAATGTTTCTTCTTTTGAAAATTCTCTATAATATTCATCTAATTCACTATCGAATATATCTTCTAATAATATGTTAGACATATTACTACACCTCCACATTCCTCGTAGATGCTGTTTTTAATGTCACATCTACTGTACCCCTCCATTGTTTTTCTTGATTTTGACTAATATTAAAAGATAGACCAGAAACATAGTAAGTAACATCTAAATCCGAATGCATGACGTGTTTAGATTCTACTTTTACTTTTCTACCTATAAACCAATGATTGAATCTAAATGGATCTGGTATAGATATTTTTGTAGGTTTTACAGTATTAACTAAAATAGAAGATAAGTTTTCAAGTATAGGTAATGTGCTTGATTTATTAGACATAAATGTCATATTAGGTTGTATATATTTATCAAAATATGTATCATATAATGCTGTAGTTTGTACTGTATTTTCGGATCTAAGATGTTTTATAGTATCCAATTCTTCTATAGAAAATAATGTGTCTACTTCATTTTTAATCATAGTAATCTTCTTAGGAATTTTTGTTGTTATTCTGTTTATAGCATTTTGAAAACTAGGTAAACTATAAACTGCATATTTCAATTCATCTATTTTAATTTTATGTTCTTTTGATTCTTCCCGTAAGTATAATGTGATGGGTTGGTCTTTAACTTCGTTGACGGATTTTATGTTAAATGATTTCAAATCCGTATACATTAAAGGTATATTGCTGTAAAATCCATAATATTGTGATATATACCTTAACAATGTTGAAAAAGAGTCATTAGGTAAAAAGATATTTTCATATGTTTCTTTTTCATCAAAATTACCTAAGTTTAATTGTAATCCATTACTAACTTTAGGCCACATTGATTGAATTACTTGTTTTATGGTTTTAGAATGAAATAAACCACCTGTATGTGTATTAGCCATAGAATATGCATTTTGTAATAAATATGTGTGTGTTATCAATTCTCTATCTACACGACTAGGTTGGTTAGGTTCTCTTTTTACTATACTTGCTTTATTAGAGAAACTTAAAAATGTTCCCGTTATATATGTCTTATCATCCGCTTTACCATTACGTTCAACAATAGTTAACTCTACTGTATATGGTTTAAATAATTGACTAACTAAACTACTCTCTACATAAAAAGTCATTTCTAGTGACGGTACTAATATACCATCACCCATATTTATTTTAACAGAATTTATTTCTCTATCTAATTTCAATTCCTTGTTTTGAAATTTTAA